GTCACACTCTAAGTCACTGAGTGCGCTGGCTTTACAGAGGGGTGGGGGGTGGCAGGCAGCCAGCGCCGAATATAAAGAGACTGGCTTCTTCTTAAAAGAGAGGCGAAAAAATAGTGAGAGGGCTATGGTTCAAGGGAGAGCTACGTCCTCAGCGAGGACAACGTTCGTAGGCTCGGGCCATCTGGTGGGCGGCCGGGTAGTCGATGTCGGGTAGCCAGTGAAAGCCGTGGGCGCAGTAGCGGCCATAGGTGAGGGTGCGCTTGCAGGTACCGGCGCCGGAGTGGCGGCAGGAGATGCAGGCCCCATTTAAGGCCTCCCAGCGGGCCATGGGAAGGCCGCAGTCGCAGAGGCGGCCGCTGGACTCTCCCAGCCACTTCTCGAGCGCCACGTGGTCGGCAGGGGCGTCTTTCAGACTGATTCTGGTGCCAAGGTCAACTGTGGACGGGCTCACGGCCGGCTCCTGGCTGATCGTAGAGGATGGAGTCACCGGGATAGCGCCACTTGACCTTGGGTTTCACGGTGGCCTCCTCGGGACGCTTGCGGTCGTTCTGGCCCACCGCGGTCAGGCTCGAGGCGTCGTCGGACCACCGCTCCTGGTTGAGCCAGGTGGCCGGGTTGGGAATGGTGCCTCCCTGCCACCTGGCGGACTGCTTCTGGGCCTCCAGGGCCGCCAGGAGCTCCGCCAATGGTGGCCGGTCCTTGGCCTTCCTCCGCCAGCTGTCCCGAGCATCACCCTTGCCCACCTTGGTTGGGTAGGACTGCCAAAATTCGTCAAATCCGTCCAGGATCGCAGAAGTTCTGCTCTGCTCTGTATCTGCTCTGCTCTGTGTAGCATCTTGCAAGCGTGTTGATAGCATCTCGCTAGCATCTTGCTTGCGCTCTGCTAGCATCGTGCTGGCATCCTCATAAACCTCTAGAATTCCTAGACTTACAAGAGATTCAAGGTCAAGTTTTCCGGTTGCGTTGATCTTCTGGGCGATCCAGGCTGGATTCCAGGGGATGCGGTTGTCCATCCGGCTGGCCAGGAGCATCAAGCTGAAGAAATGGGCCTTCTGGATGTCTGGAAGGCGACCGAATTCGTAGTTGTCCAGGTAGTGGCTGTAGAGCCTCACCCATGGAGGATTTCGGTTCTTGTAGACCTGGGTCTCGGACCAGTTCGCGATGCCGATGAACCGTCCGTCACCCTCCACTGGCCACCTCGGACGCCGTTTCAGGTCCGAGCCAGCCGTGCTCCTGCGTCCAACCATCCGGAGGGCCGAGCGCGAAGGTCTCGACGGCATCCCGCAGGATCAGATCCCGCACGTAAGCCGAAACCGACTGCCGATCCCATTCCGCCGCCAGCTGAAGCCGACGATACTCCCTGACCGACAGAGACGCGGAGACTTTTTCGGTGCGCTTGTCCATTTTCCCCTCCGTTGGGCTGAGAAGCTGATTATTTCCTCATTCTACACCATGCGACGGCAAAATGCACCTACGATTCTTGTTGTCGCCGGAAAGCTACCGGGCGTAGCATCGCCCGGAGAGCGTTCCACGTGAAACGAATGGCTCAGCCCTTTCGCGGTCGGCCACACTGGCGCGTCGATCTGTTTGGCGCGGTGTTGGCCCGTCGTCGTCACTTCGAGCTCGAGGAAGAGGAGTCCGGTGGCATCCCCGCCAACGCCTACGTCGCCGAAGACGGCACGACTCCCTACGTGGCTGAAGATGGCGTCACCTTCTACGTGACCGAGACCTAGCCCCTCCGCATGGCCACCAAGCTCTCCGCGATCGCCGCCGCCGGGGCCAACGTGGCCTCCGGTGACTTCCTCGTCGGTGTCACGACGGCCAACGTCGATGAGCTCTTCTCCCGCGCCCAGGTGGGAGCCGGCATCCTCGGCAACATCGCCGTCCCACTCGCGACGACTGCCGGGACGGTATTTGCAGCTTCGACCACAGCGGCAACCGCGACGGCCTCCTCGACGGCTGGAGTAGGCCTCACGATCACGGCGGATGCGGCGGTTGCGGGCTCTACGAACGCCGGAGCTGCGGCGGGCGGCAACGTCACGATCACTTCTGGGGCAGCGGCGAGGCTCACTTCCGGCAACGCCAACGGAGGTGCCATCAACCTGACGACCGGCGCGGGGACAGGAACCGGAGTCCCTGGGAACGTGGTCCTCAACACCGCCGGAACCGTTCTCGTGGCCACCGCTTCTGGCGCCGGAGAGGGCTCTTTTACTGCTTCAGGTATCCAGTTTGGTAGCAACAACTCGCAGCTTACCGGGAGCGTGAACGCTGGCGTCGCTGTGTGGGCCAGTGGTTCGCTCGACCACTTCATCGCTGCCAATTTCAGGGCCTATCAGAGTGGTGTTCGGATCATCGACATTGGCAACAACAACGCCGTGGGGATGGGCACTGGCGCCCTCGTGGCGTGGGCCAACTCGACGGATGGAGCGCAAGGAAAAGATACCGGCCTCTCGCGGGCCGCTGCCAAGGTTGTCGCTATCGGCGCCGGCTCGGCCCAGGATGCTACTGGCTGGTTCAACTACGGGGGCACCTCTCGCGTTTCCGGCTCTGACGTGACCAACGCGACGGCCACCCTCGCGAATATCACCGGCCTCTCCGCCACGCTGGTCGCTGGGCGCTTCTACTTCATTCGGATGGTGCTCAAGGGCATCAACAGCACCGCCACGGACGGTTTGCAGTTCGACTTCAACGGTGGCACCGCCACGGCTACCGCTTTCTGGATGGCGGCCGGAATCCTGGCCTCCGGCGGCACGGATGTGGTGGGAACCAATGTTTCCACTTCGCTTGCCGGGGTCATCAATTTCACCACGTTTACTGGCGAGTCCGGCATCGTTTTCGAGGGCTACATCCAGTGCAATGCGGCGGGTACGTTGATCCCGCGGTTTGCTGAAAACTCTCACACGGCCGGCACGGCAACGGTTCGCGTCGGATCGAAGATGGAACTCATTGACACCCCGTAAAAGGAGATACAAATGCCACCGATCACGCTCATTGTCGCTGGAAAGCCGGTCGTCTACTGGCTTGAGCTCAACCCCAACACCAACCCGCAGGGCCACCAGCTCGACTTGCTTGGCCCGGACACCACCTATCTCGCAACGATCGCGACGGTCCACGCCAGCTCCGGTGGCGACAAGATCGCTGGCGGCTACCCTGGCCTCAACCCTGACATCTTCACGGTCGACGGCACCGGCCACCTCGTCAACGGCTAGCTGATGCCAGACTTCCGCATCACGCAGGCGCAGCTCCAGGACCTCGCCAACTATCTGGCTGAGCGTCCCTACAAAGAGGTGTATGGCCTCGTGAACATGGTCGCCTCGTTGCCGGCGATCATCGAGAAGAAGCCCAAGGAACCGAAGGCTCAACCCGTCGAATCGAAGGAATCTGGACCCGTTCGCGCTGTCAAATAGGGGAGACTGACGATGGACTTTGCAGACCTCTTTTCATCCGCCAATCCGACGCGAACGGCTCCCAATGCCGGGGACGTGCTCCTCGGCTACAACCCGACCGGCAACAGTGCATTTCTCTACCCGCCGAACGTCCTGGGAACGCTCCTTTCCGCGGCCAAAACCGCCGCCTATCAGGTGCTCAACTCGGATACCGGGACGATCTTCACCAACACGGGAGCCTCCGGCGCGGTTGCCTTCACTCTCCCGGCCTCTGCCGGATTGACCGCTGGCTGGTACGCCGTCTTCACCGTCCAGGCGGCCCAGAACCTCCAGATCGTCTGTTCAGGCGGCGACAAGTTCTATACCCAGAACCTCATCTCGGCCGGCGGTGCGACGATCTCTTCCGCGATCCCCGGCACGGTGGTCGAGTTGTGGTACATCGGCGGCGGCCTCTTCCTGGCTGAAGTGGTCGGAAACGCCACCTTGACGGCGACGACCAATCTCTACCCGATCCGCTACGACAGTCGGATCATCGGGTTCCTGAAGTCGGCCAACATGAACGTGACGACCGACAACGTGATCCCGATAGCACCCGGCAACGCCGGCCAGACCTATCGGATCACCGAGATCATCGTCACCAACGCCTCGATCTCACTGACGACCGCGGCTGGTGGCGTCTACACGGCGGCTTCCAAGGGCGGCACGGCGGTCGTCGCTGCCGGACAGGTCTACTCGGCCCTGACGACTTCCTCCAAGGTTCTCGCGCTGACGATCGCCGTCACCGACAAGCGGACGGAAGATCCCCTGTACCTCAACTTGACGACCGGGCAGGGCGCCGCGGCCACTGCCGACGTTTACATTGTTGGCTATCCGCTCGCGTAGGATGAACCGATGAGCGGCGGACGCACGATCAATCCCAACTCCCTCGATTTCGAGGTGCGGCTCGTTGCGGCTTCGGCTTCGACCATCATCGAGGCGCAGATCTACTCCTACCTGTCGATCATCACGGACTCCGGCTGCACGGCGACGGTGACGCGGGTAGACAACGCTTCCGGCACCGTCATCAGTGGAGGCTCAGGCGCTCCGTCGAGCTTCACGGTGGCTGTCTCCACCTTCAAGACCATTCCGGTCGATTGGCAGTATTACACCGTGGCCGCGGCTGGCGGTGTCTGCCGGGTGTGCCTGGGGTAGCGATGGCAGTCGCAGCGGTCAGGCCCATGGTGGACGTGCTCGAGGGAGCCAACATCCAGGCGGAAGTTGGCAATCCCATCGTGCACCTCCGGTGTGGCCTGGGGTTTTTCCAGTTCTCGGTGTGGGAGGGGCGCATCAACCGCGAGACGTGGGACGTCCTCCATTCCGTCGAGACTCCCGCTCTCAAGGATTGGGTCACGACTCCCTACCGCTGCACGATGCCGATTCCGTTCAATGACCTCTTCGACAATCTGGGCGACGAAGCGCGGTACGTTGTCATTTCGTCGCCAGTGACTCATCGGCTGGTGCTCTTTTGCAAGACTGGGCCGGTTCCGCAGGCCCTCCGCTATGCTTTGCAGCGACGCTGGACTACCATGGGGCTTGACCCCGAGGAGAACGATCATGAAGGACGTGGGCAAGGAATTCGATTGGCGCCCGAAGGGCCGGGAAGTCCCGGACCGCGGGGAGACGAAGGACATCGGCAAGGTGCCGGCGCAGAGCTGGACGAAGCAGTTGGGCAAGGCGACTACGAAGTCCGACGAGAGCCGGAAGCGGTAGCGAAGCGTCCTGGCCGGCTTGGAGCTCGCAGCCAGCCTGCCAGCGACGCAGAGATCCGCTACCAGGATGAGATTCTGGCGATGGTTGAGGAAATGCGGGCTGATCCACTGAAGGCCTGCCTCAGCAAGAACCAGATCATCTTCCTGGCGCGGACAAAGGTGCTGAAATCTCACGGCTTCAAAAGCTCTGGGGCAGCTCGCCCCAAGGGTCACAAGAAGATCAACAAGAAGCGGCGCTACCGCCCGAAGGGATAGCGGATGCCGAACCAGCAAGATCCAAACTGGAATCCAGGGGGTAGAGGCATGGTCAAGGGGCCAACGCGCCAGTTGCAAGACAGGATCAACACCGCACGGGGCGGCCAAGATCCGAATTCCATCAAGCTCCGCGGCGATCTTCCCGGAAAGGCGCCGACGTGGCAGCAACAGCGAGCCGGTGAGCGCGCTGCCGATGCGCGGAAGCCTCCGGCTCCGGTTGGCAATCCCGGCATGACTCCGGGACACGTGGCGCAGCCGCCAGGTCCTGGAACCGGCGCACGGAACACCGGCCAGCAGACCCCGGCGGGTCCCAAGCCTCCGGCCAACTGGCAGCAGCTCGCCGCCGAGGGCATGACGCCGCAGGAGATCATGAGCGGGATGGGTCAGGGCGGCGCTGGCAGTCACCCCTTCCAGGGAGACGCCGGTCCAACTCCTGCACCGGGGGGCGCCGGTCAGACCACGGTGTCGACTCAGGGCGGCTCCGATGCCGCGGCCAACGCCGGGGGCGGCGCGGGCCCCAATCAGTCCAATCCTCTTGTGCGCCAGGTGCCTCCTGGCATTGGAGCCAGCGGCGGCGGCATGCCGACTCAATACCCGACCTCTCCTCCTCCTCCCGGCATGGGTGGTGGCCCGTCGACCGGTGGCAGCCTCAGCGGTGGATTCGGTGGCGCAGGCGGCGGGGTAACGAATGGCCCCCCCGGCTACAACCCCGGCGGTACGCCAGTCGGTGGCGGCGGCAGCGGCACGATCGGCGGTCCCAACAACGTCGGGATGCAGCAGCCGATCGGCGCCGGCGGCGGCCAAAACCTCGGCATGCCGTCCATTGGCGGCAGCGGCATGACACTCCCCGGCGGCGGCAGCGGCATGCCACCGATGCAGGGCCTTCAGCCGCCGGGTGGTGGTGGGGCAAATTGGGGAGGGTGGAACAGTTGGGGCCAAAATCCTGCCGGAGGACTTTCTGGCGGGATGCAGAACCTGCTCCGCAGCACGATGGGATCAGGTGTTGCCAACCCCGGTCAGGCTCCGCGGCCACCGATGCAGACGACCGGCTTCCATCCGGCGATGGGCGGTGGCCAGCTCCTGCGGCCCGGCGGTGGCGGGATGGGCGGCTAGGTGCCAGCGCACCGCAAGCGCCTCGTGGCAACGCCGGAGGAATACCTGGGCCTCCTCGAGGACCGCCCGGACGATCAGACAGAGACGGCATTCAACGAGAGCCTTCTCGTGGTGCCGTCGGTCGTTCGTGGGTGGGCGATTGATACGAAGGGCTTTGCGGCGGAGAGGGAGAAGATCCGCGAGCGTCGGAAGTGGAAGGGCGCCCGAGAAGCCCAGGCGGCCAATGTCATTGACCGGGCCACTACCCTCGCCGCCGAGCGTCAGAAGCTGGCTGCTCTTCGCCGGCAATCGGATCAGATGCAGAACGTACCGGAAGGCGAAGAAGCGGACCTCTCGGCCGACCAGAAGGCCTTCCTCGAGGCGATGGAAGAGCACGACGATCGCCTGCAGGCCTTGAAGGCGGTGGGAGTCTCCTGGAGCACTGTCCAGGGATGGGCTCGTGAGTCGAAGGCCTTCTACTCCCGCTACCTGTCGATCATGGGAAAGTGGGTCATTGGCGTCGAGGACGCGACGATGCGGAAAGCCCGCGACGGCAACGTCCGGGCGGCCCAGATGTACCTCCAGGCGCACGATCCGGCCCGCTACAGCCCGAGGGTCAAGGTCGAGCACTCGGGGACCCTCGCCGTGACCGCCGAAGGGGCCGAGAGTCAGAAGAGTTGGCTTGATCAGTTCATCGAAACGAGGGCCATCCGCGGTCAACTGAAGGAGGTGGGAAGTGGCGCTACCGCTACCGCCGACGCTACCTCCTGATGCCCTGTCGGTGCCCTCTGGCGCGCCTGCTGGGGCTCCCGGTGGCGATCTCCTGACCCAGGCCATTGCCGCCAAGCTCGCTGCGTTGCGCGGAGCGGCTGGCGGTCCAGGCCTGCCGATGGCTCCGGGCATGCCCCCAGGGCTGCCGCCGGGCTTGGCGATGCACGTTCCGGGAGCTCCGGGGCTTCCCGGCATTCCGCCTCCCGGCATCGGTGCACCTGGCGCTCCAAGCATGCCGATGCTCGGTGGCAGCCACGCGATGATGCCTCACCTGGCGATCGCGGTGGGAGTTCCGCATGGTGGCCACATGGGACACTTCGGGAGCCACACCGGAGAGCATGGCGGTCACCCCGGAGCGGTCAAGGTCGCGGTTCCAAAGGGCGCCGTGGCGGTGAGCCTCAAGGTTCCAACCGGAGCCGAGAAGCCGCCGCCAATGCCGAAGCCTGTCGCCCCGAAGGCGCCCCCTGGCGGTCTCGCTGGAGCGATGGCGCGCCTCAAGAAGGGCGGCTGACGTGGCGAAGCTCAAGGCCAAGTCACGGAACGCTCTTCCCGCCGAGGAGTTTGGCATCCCCGGTGAGCGCAAGTACCCGATGCCCGACAAGAGTCACGCGGCGAACGCGAAGGCCCGCGCCACCCAGCAAGTGAAAGCTGGCGGCTTGTCGGGAGCCATGGCGGCCCAGATCCGAGCGAAGGCAAACCGCATCCTGGGCCAGTAATGTGGCAGCTTCCGTCTTCCCCGGATAGTCCGGTCTACGAAGCCGTCCTCGATGACATTCGTCACGAGACGGACCCAACTCTCGCGGCCGAGAAGTTCCGGGCGGTGGCGGAAGCTGACTACTACTTCTTCGTCAAGTACGCTTCGACGTTCGGCCACTACCAGATCAAGGACCCGGACCATCGGGAGAAGGGCGGCTGGTGGATCGATCAGGCGTTCTGTTTCGACCTCTGCCGGCTGATCCAGCAAGACATCGAGCAGGCCGTCCCGAACGCGTCCTACTTCTTCGCTCGCGGCCACTTCAAGACCGAGCTGTGCAACAAGCTGCCTTCCATTTGGCTCACCCTGAAAGATCCATGGATGACGACGTGTATCCTGACCTACAAGGTGGATCAGATGGGCGAGATGATGTTCCGCGGGCTGATGGAAGAGCTCGAGCGGAACGCGGTCCTGATCCGGCACTGGCCGGACCGTCTGGCCGTTGAGACGAAGGAATACCCTCTCTGGACGAATTCAGCTTGCACCATCAAGCGGCCTCCGGGGCCGAAGGAGCCGTCGTTCTCCATTCACTCGCTCGACAAGCAGCCCACTTCAGGACACTATCGGAGGATCGTGTTTGACGACACCACGATCAAACAGACCGTTGAGAGCCGCCAAACGGTCCGGGCCACGGTGGAGGCGATCCGGCTGGCGACTGCGCTACGCTCCGATGACACGCTTTCGGTACACATCGGGACGATCTGGGACGCGGACGATCCGAACGTGATCCTTGCCCGCGAGGGCTTCTTCTCCCGCTGGGACCCGACCGGATGCTACGACAAGGCCGGGACTCCGGTTCTCCGCAGCAAGAAGCAGCTCGCACAGTGGGAGCGCGAGATGGGGCCTTATGTCTCTTCGTGCCAGCTTCACCTCGTGCCGGTTGCCAAGGGCGAACAGAGTTTCGATCAGGCGTGGCTCGAGTACTACACGAAGCCACCGAAGGATGAAGCGCTCGGGAAGATCGTCCACTTCTTCTGTGACTTCACGCTAGGTATCGGAGAGGACTATGGAGTCATTTCTGTCCAAGGGTTGGGAATGGACCGGCATCGTTACCACCTGGACCTCTCCCGCGAGCGCGAACGCCTCATGGACCAATTCGACCGACTCTTCTCTCTCGTGGCCCGCTGGCACCCTCACTGCGTCTGGCTGGAAGATAAGGCCATCTACCAGCAGCTCCAGGCGGAGCAGAATCGCCGCAGCTTTCGCTTCCGTCTGCAGATGGTTCCAGACGTAGCGCGGCAGCGACCGAAGGAAGCCCGCATTCAGGAGCTCCAGGGGGCCTTCTCGCGGAAGGAGCACATCTTCCCGAAGGACGGTTTCGGTCACGGCAGCAAGGCAGACCGCCGGGACACCCTGCACCAGTTCCTGGAGGACGAATACCGTTTCTGGACTCCGCTTCGCCGGGCGGTCCTCAACGATGACATGCTCGACGCCATGGCCTGGGTCGATCAGCCGGAAGTGCGGCCGGTGTACCCGCAGAACTTGCCGGAGCAGATGGCTCCGAAGGACCTCTTCAACTCGTGGCTTGCCGACCAGATGGCCGGCCGTCGCCACAACCCGAGTAAGCACCACTCCGCGTGGGTCGATTGATGGCGAAAAAGGGTCCAGCGGGGCCGCGCAAGCCGGGAGTCACGAACACCGGCCAGCTTCGCTATGGGCTGCCGCTGTCGGACGACGATCTCCTGTCCTATTTCCACGAGTGCTACAACAACTCTACTTCCTGGTTTGACCCGATCAAGTCGGAGATCGAGCGCCTTCTCGACATGTACGCCGGGGAGACCCTGACGCAGCAGGACCAGCTCTATCTGGCAGAGACGTACCGGCCGCCGGTGTCCTTCAACTTCGCGCTCTCGACGATGAACGCCATCTCGGGGATGAACGAGCAGAAAGACGCCGTGTACAAGGGCCAGGACATGAGCGCCGAAGAGGACGCCATCGGGGACTGGATCACCGACATTGTGCGCCAGGAGATGGACCGCTGCCAGGCCCACGACCACGACGACGAAGCCCTCCAGTCGATGCTCTTGACGGGCTACGGCTTCACCGAGCATTACCTCGACACGTCGCGGATTCCGGTTCACGTCGTTCGCCGGGGAGTTCCTTTCCACGAGGTGTGGCCGGACCCCGATGCCGTCGAGACGAATCTGGCCGATGCCCGCTTCATGATCCATGAGCGGCAATGGCTCCTTGAGGAGGTGGAGGCCCGCTGGCCGGATGCAGCGGACGGCATTCAGGCGGGGCTGGGGCCGGGCGGAGCGCTCAACCTCTCTGGGCTTGACATCATCCCGGTTGGTTCCGGTATGTCGACCATTCGCTCGGTGACCTCGAGGAGCCGCATCTTCATCTACCGGCTTCTCTACTGGCGCGGGATGCCGCGGGTCTACTACGTGGACCCCAAGACTGGCGAGGAAGTAGACGAGAGCCACGACGACATGATGGCTCGCCACAAGGAACTCCAGGGCATGGAGGACGATGGCGGCCTGCATCCCCTGACCGGAGAGCCGGTCGGGCCGGTCAATCCGTACCCGGACGGCATCCCTGAGGATCAGCGGCATAACTACGTCGGGCGCCGGTACTACCAGGCCTACATTGCGACCGGCACCGCGTCGGCCGGCAGTGGGGCCAAGGGCGGCGGGACGGTGCTCTCGCACGAGGAGCTTTCGGTGCCGATGTTCCCGATTCGGTGCCTGACCGGCTTCAAGTGGCGGAAGGCCAAGGAGCGCCGGGTGCAGTTCTTTGGCCTCGCTAGAGCCATCTACCAGCCGCAGATGTTCATCAACCGGGCGGCAAGCGTTGAACTCGACATTCTGATGCGCGGGGCCAAGGGCGGCGGCTTCTTTGAAACCGACGTGCCGCTAGCCTCCGCCGAGAAGTTTGTCGAGGATCAGAGCCGGCCAGGATCGTGGACTGCGGTCCAGCCGGGGTCTCTCACGCCGCAGCCCAAGATCATGCCGAAGCCGGTGCAGCAGATCCCGGACGGCCCGCACAACTTCCTCCAGTTCTGTATCGGGCTGATTGGCCAGATTTCCTTGATTGGGGACGCCCAGAAGGGACAAGTAGGACCGGACGCCTCCAATCAGGCGCTCACTTCGATGCAGGAAAAGAGCCTCCAGGGTCTGGGAGCTCTCTTCCGCAACTACAACCTCTTCCTCGAGGACGAAGGGCGGCTCGCTGCGGCGCTCGCCTTGAAGCACCTCCCGTCGTCCGAGATTGACCGGATGCTCGGGGAGGTGCCGCCGATCATGGGTCTGACGGTCAAGCAGGAACCGGCTCCCCCTGATCCGCAGACCGGCCAGCCGCCACAGGGAGACGACGGCTCGCCGCAGATGCAGACCGTCCCGATCACGATCCCGGATGACGAGGGCCAACCCGATCCGCAGACCGGCCAGCCGGCAGAGCGCCCCATCCGTCCGTCGGACATTCTCAAGACGAAGGACCCGTTCGACTATGACGTGACGGTCGATACCGAGGTGGCCTCGCCCACCCGGAAGCTCGCGGCTTTCAATTCCTTTGTCATCACGGACCTCGCCGGCACGATCGTCAAGCAGGGGTTCGGGGACGACTTCCTGCCGATGCTCATGCGCTGCTCGCCGCTGCCCGAGAACATGGGGGAGGAGCTGGCGGACAAGATGGAGCAGAAGATCTCGCAGCAGAACCAGGGGCCGAACCCCCAGGATGTGGTCAAAATGCTACAGTCGATGGGGCCTGACGCCGTGCAGCAGCTCCTCGACAAAGCGGGCATTCGGTTGCCCAGCCACCAGCGGCCCCCGTCCGAGAGCATCAATTTCAAGGACGTGTACGCGGCCGATCCCAACCTCGCCATGCAGATGCTTGCACAGGCAGGCCTCATTCCGCAGCAACCGCCCCCCGGAGGGGCCTCGGCCGGTGGTCCTCCTCCACAAGGACCGCCGCCTCCGGGGGGCACCCCACCTCCTCCACCCAATGGTGGCCCTCCGGGTCCGCCAGCGCCCCCACCGGGGCAATAGAAAGGCTCTTGTATGGCAGACGACTTTGAAACTGGCGGAGCGGGCGCAGAGGAGTCAGGGAGTGGTGGCGAATCCTCGCTCCCGGCTTCCGAGCAGTTTGTCCAGGAGGTGGTCGAGAAGGCCTCTGGCGTCAAGCAGGAGGCCCCAAGAGAAGAGGCCCCTACCGAGAGGCCAAGCGCCGCCGCCGCGGGCGCCAGAGCCCGGATTGACGAGGCGTACCGGCGTCGTCGGGAGAACGAGAATGCCCTCCGGGAGGCTCGCGAGCAGACCGTCTCGACGCAGCGCGAGCTTGCCCAACTGCGTCAGCAGATCGCCCAGCAGACCCAGGCGATGGCTCCCCCGCAGAACCCGGACCCCGAGCCCGACCGGAACGATCAGCACAAGTGGGCTCAGTGGGCCATGCGGCAGGCGGTTGCCCCCTACGGCGATCGCGTCGCCCAGCTCGAGCAGCACATGCGGATGCAGGCGATCCAGACCTACCAGCAGCAGGTGCAGTACCAGCAGCAGCAGTACCAGGCCCAGGCCTACCAGGGAGAGATGAACCGGGTGGACCAGCTCGAGGCGGAGTATGAGTCTGTCTCGCCGGGCTATCGGAACCGGGTGGACAGCTACCTCGCCCAGACGACTCAGATGCACCAGGCGCAGGGCTACACCCCGGAAGTCGCTGCGGCTCAGGCGATTCAGGATCTCTACGCCCTCTGGCGTCGCGGCGAGCAGATGGGCCGTCACCCGGCCAACTTCGTGGACTCCTACCTCGGCGGCTACGGTGACGGCGCCCAGCAAGCGGCGGAAGAGGCAATGAGCCAGCCAGAACCGCCTCCGGTGCCGCGGCGGGTCCGCGAGCTCCGGGAGGCTCAGTCGGCCCCGGAGTCCGGCAGTCTCTCTCAGGGCGGCTCGCGGGCACCTCAGGGGAATGATCCGGTCACACAGTTGACCCGTGGCGGCAAGGGAGCGGCCAGGGCGAAGGACCTCCACAAGGCGCTCCGCGGGCAGGAGGTGCGTGACCCGTTGAACGCTCTTTACAGTACGGCCTGGGTTCAGGGCCGACAGGGAAGGTAGCAAGCAACTTCGGGGACAGGGGGTCAGTCGGGCTGGCCCCCCTATTTTTCCCCGCTGGTGCTGTGGCATACTTGACACACTGCCCAGGGCGTCTTTTGCGCAGAGCGCCACTGGCGCAGATGGTTGCGGCAACCTCCTCCGTCGCATCCCCCGGCTGATCCCCGGTGGATTCGGCGGCTAGACCGCGAGCCCTCTCCTCTTCTCGGGCTCTGACCGAAGAGAGGCGGCACCTCCTCCCGAGACGAGAGTGGGCCGGGAGCCCCTACACCACCTCCCCTAACCGGAGTGTCCGTCTGCGGATGCTCCATTCTCAGAGGAGGTGGGGCCAATGCCCACCACGATTCTTCCGGGTAATCCGCTCTCCCAGCAAAACTGGCGGGCTGGAGTCACGGTCGAAGCCGAGCGGCAATGCGTCCTCAAGCTCTTTGAGGGCGAGGAGTCCGACGACGGCTTTGTCTGCGAGGACTTCCAGGAAAACCAGGGCCGCGGAGACATTCTCAATATCCGGTTCTCGCAGCCGAACCAGACCGATATCCCCAAGACTTCGGTCCAGAACATCATCGGCCAGGAGGCGGGGACTTCCTACATCAACACCACCCTCCAGTTGCGTTACCAACTCCTGGACGGGGCGGTTCCGAACGTTCCGGCGGAGCAGAATCAGGTCGCTTTCTCACTGCAACGCAACGAGGTGGGCCGCGTGGCTCGCCAGTGGGCGGAGCACTGGGAGCGTTCTGGCCTGCGCCACCTGATGGGCTACAACGGCGTCATCCCCTCCGGTATCCCCGGCGCGGGGACCAACGTCAACAACTTCACCGACTACGTGTTCTCGTTGGGCAATCCGGTTTTGGCGCCCGACACCAACAAGTGGTTCCTTGTGCCGGCGGCCGGTTCGGCCATCGGTTCGCAGTCGGCCACGGAGACCGCGGTTGCCGGCGCGACGTCGGCGCTGCTCTCCACCCGGACGATTGACGAGGTGGTGAAGCGCTGGACCTCCAAGGACTACTGCTCGTGGCCCTTGGCTCCGATGAACACCCCGTGGGGCAAGAAGTTCGTCCTGCTTGCGGGTCCGCAGGGCTTCCAGCAGATCAAGCTCAACAGCTCGGCGACGGACTTCTACGATCTGTCTCGAGCGGCGATCCAGGGTTCCGAGGGGTACGACAGTAACCCCCTCGTCTCCGGTCAGGGCTTCATCTACGGTGACACGGTGGTTCTGAAGACGGACTTCGGCACCCCCGGCATCGTCAACGCTTCTCCGGGTTCGCCTTCGGGCACCGGCTCGGCGCAGGCCAACTGCAAGCGCGCCGTGCTCCTGGGGCAGCGCAGCGGCATGTGCGGCTACGGTCTCGGTTTCACTGGCGGGGACCACTTCGGCTTCAAGGAGTTCTGGATCTTCCGTCGGTGGAGCTTCATCGTCGATACGATCGTCGGGTTCACCCGCACGGTCGTCAACGGCGAAACCTTTGGGTGCGGGATCATCTCGCACTACTCGGACGTCTAAGGGGGAATCATGAGCACCTACTACAATGCGACCCTCTTCGACACCTCGGGCAATGCCCTCTCTCCTCGGCCGTTCTACGGGCCGATGGACCTCGACGGGGACGTGGCGCAGGCCACGCTCACGACTGCCTACCTGGGGGACGCGGCGGGGTTTTTCTCGCTCATGCCGATTCCGCTGGGCAAGCAGATCCTCACGGTCTCTCTGACGTGGGCACGCGCCGCAGACACCAACGGCTCGCCGACCCTGGCGCAGTCGATCGTCCTGCGGACCATCGACGGCACCGCCGCCGCGACCGTGACGGACACGGTTCTGGCGACGACCGCCAACTACTCCGCTCTGGGGATGGCCGCTGCCGGGACCGCCCCCACGGGCTTCATTCTCCCGCTCCTGCCTTCGACGGCCGGTTCTGGGGCGTGCGGCATCGGCATCAGCAACGCGAAGCCCTATGGCTACCTTGGCCTGAAGATCACGGCCACCGCAGCCACGGCGCAGAGCGCGCTTGTGACGATGCACTGCACCTGGAAGTAAACGCTCTTCCGGTGGGGCGGGGACGCCTGCTCCACCGCTGATCTTTCGTAGGAAGGGGGTGGCGCACAGTGGATTTTCCAACGTTCGTCACTACCATCTACGGCACCCTCGACAATCAGAACGCCAGGGTCATTCCGTTCCTACAGGATTCGGTTGTGCGGATGCTGGGCGAGCTCTCCGGTTTCCGGGAGATCCTGTGGATGGAAAACAGCGGCTCCTTCAACACGACGGCCAATCAGGCCGAGTACCCCACCGGCCAGAATCCCGGCACGGTCACCTATACCGGGGTGCCTCCCGATGTGAAGGAGTTCGATTCCTTCTACATCGTGACGGCTGGAAACCCGCAGCTCCTCGGTGTGTCCATCAAGGGGCCGGTGCCCATCGAGTTCCTGCGTTCGTCTTTCCTGCGGTTCCCCTTCCAGGGGGTCTGGCCCATGTATTGGGCCTTCCACCATGGAGCGGTAGTCATCGGGCCGCTTCCCTCTCAGGTCATCACGATCGGCTTCGACTACCTGAAGGACGCCACCCGAGACCAAACTTCCGGTCTCCCCATCACCTCGTCGCAGGGTGTAGCGCCAGCGGGGACCGGGATCACCAATCCGTGGTTCAAGGAGGGCCAGGGGTATCACGTCCTCCGCGCCGCGGTGGCAGCGGACTACCACAGCTCGATCACCAAGGATGAGCAGCAGCGGCAGTACCAGCAGGAGATGATGGCTTCCGGTATCGCCAACCTGACCAAGCGCTGGTATGCCCTCAAGGGTCAGGGCTGGCAGGCTCCTCGAGCATTCGGCGAGGCTTACGACCGCTGGGGTTTGCCCTGAAGTGAATACTTAAATGCCTGTCACCTTCGTGAGCTTCGATACGCCTGGCTGGGTCCCCGACAGCGGAGACCAGGGCGGAGCCTTGGCGGTGGCCGACAACGTGCTGCCGGTCCACCAGAGCTTCCGGGCGGTGCAGCAGGCCCTCACCCAGGCATCGGTGACGGATGGCCCGGTGACCGGGGCACTCGTTCACATCTTCCAGCAGGCGCGGGTGACGCAGTACGCCCGGCCCAATGCGGACACGACTCCGGGTATCTGGCAGCCGTCGATGGGGACCACCCTGTTTTCCCAGATCGACGCGGTGACCCCGAACGATGCGAGCTTCATCTATGCTCCGAACGCTCCGTCGTCGCAGTTGGCCACGCTGGCGCTGTCCTCGATCAGCAGTCCCGGCACGACTTCCGGCCACGTCTATCAGGTGCGGTACGCCATTCCGGCCACGACCGGAGCGTGGTCTCTGGTGGTCAAACTCCTTCAGAATCCCGGGGCCACTGTCATTGCCTCCAACACCGTCTCGGGGAGCGGTGCGCAGCCGGGCTTCCTCCAGCAAGCGTGGAACCTGACGACGCTTCAGGCTGGGGCCATCACCGACTACACGAAGCTGGCCCTTCAGTTCATCGCCTCCGCGGCCGGAACCGGACAGTTGGGCTATGCGATTGCGGACATTGCCGCCGGAACGTGGCTGACGGACACCGGCTCCGGCGCCAACCTGTACGTCCCCATCTCTACGGCCCCGGCACAGTCCACCCATTACGTCGAGAGCGCCATTCTGCCGGTTGGGGCTACTCCGGCCTACACCTGGAACCTGACGAGCCTCCTGGACCCGCTGACGCGGCTTTACCACACCTTGAAGGCTCGACTGTGGGCCACCAATTCCGGGGTGACGGTGACGGTCAACATCCTCCAGGGGTCAACCGTCGTTGGCCAGGTGAACATCACGAACGCCCCGACGACGCCAACCGACTACTCGGTGTCGATCCCCGTCTTGACCGCACAGGGAATCACGGACTACACCTCTCTCACCGGCCAGATCGAAGCCGCCTACCCGACGGATGTGACCCCGACGGTCACCCAGACCGTCCTCCCGGCGTCCCACATCACGACGCCGGCCCCGTGGTCGGTCTTCGGTGCGGCTACGGACTGGCAGGCTCTTTCCGACAACTCGGACACGACGGGTATCCAGGCGATCGGGGGCAACAACACTCTCGTTGGCTTGAGCACTTCGGTGGTCAATCCGCAGACCTCGGGCTTCCACGTTCTCAAGATCCGGGCAGCCGGCAATCCGGGGGACAGCTTCTGGGCGACTCTCCAGCAGCCGGGAGCCAACCCCATCATCACGCTCTTCATTGTCAGTGGCCTGGCGGGGAGCCCAACGACTTACTCCTACACGCTGACCGCCGCGGAAGTGGCGAAGATCACGGCCGGCGGTGGATACGACACGTTGCAGATCAACTTCACAAATCCGTCGAGCACTGCGGTCCAGGTATTCCGGGCCGAGTTCGATGTGCCGACTCCGCGCCAGGGCTTCGTGTCCTTTGTCGAGCTGGACGTGCCCTCGACGGCTCAGGTGCAAATCTCCTGGGCGGATCTCGAGGCCCCGGACCCCGGCACTTCCTACAAGGGAGACGTGCCGACCATCTACGCCGGGACGCCGACCAAGATCTACACAGTCAGCTCCTCTGGCTGGACTTCGGTGGGGAGCGGTTTCGGCGCTGGCAGTGCTCGGGCTTCCGGCTGGCGATTCCTTCAGGCTGGACCGGATATCTACGCGACGAACTACGTGGACCCGATCCAGGCGCGGCTCGGTGGAAGCGGTAGCTTCTCCGGCCTCATCTCTGATCCCTCCCCGGCTCCCCAGGCGCGCTTCATGGCTCTGGTGCGCAGCCAGTTCCTGATGTTGGCTGATATCAACCTCACCAACTACGGCCCGGACTGGATCTGGTGGAGCGGTGCGGGCCAGCCGACTTCTTTCACCCCATCGGCCACCACCCTTTCGGCCAATGGCTTCGTGCGAGCTCGCCCCGGCCAGATCATGGGACTCCTGGGTGGAGACTTCGGCACCCTCTTCAAGCGCAACTCGATCCACGCCATCACCTGGACGGGTGACGCCAACGTCTTCCGCATTGACGAGGTATCGGCCAGCGTCGGGACGCCTTTCCCCAATTCGATCGTGCGGGCAGACGGAGTGATCTACTGGTGGGGCGGCAGCTCCTTCTGGAAGACGGACGGTTACGCGGCTCCGGTGCGGGTGGGCGACGAGGTGCTTTCGAGTTACCTGTCGGATGCTCTGAGCACCACCAACCCGTACATTCAAGCGTATGACCCTCCCGACATGGCCCACGAGGACCAGGCGATAGTCGGCTGGTACGACCGCTCGACCGGCCTCATCTTTTGGTCCTACATGGGGCCATTCGACCCGCCTTGGCAGCGGTCGCAGTGCGTTGTGTACAGCCCGACCGAGGACCGCTGGACCCACATCAACATCAACGGGTATCCGCAGTACCACGCGATGTTTTGTGACAACCTGAACTCGATCTCGACGGACACCCACCTTCTGAAGGGAACGACCGGGTTCACCTGGGACGGTTCGGCGGCTTCGACGTGGTTCAAGTTCTCGGCGGCGACAACCTATCAGGCCACACTCAAGACGCAGCGCCGGGCGATCGGCATGGAGAAGTACGACTCCCCGATCGGCCCACGCCTGCGTGGCTTCTCTTACGTGTCGGACCCCAAGCAGGACTATCCGATACGGGTTCGCATGCGGGAAGTGGTCCCGGTGTTCTCTGATACCGGCAACATCTTCGGCAACTCGACTCAGGTGACACTCACAATCGAAGTGTCCGAGGACCCGTTCGACCGAGCCAATCAGGGGGCCTATCGGCAGATCGTCTATCCGCCGCAGCTTCTTTCGGAGCGGATGGCTTTCCCCTGCAACGATATCGAGGGGTACTGGTGGACCTTCCAACTCCAGTTCGCCTCGCTCACTGTTCAGCGGCAGCTCTACGCCATCAAGGGCATCTATGCTTCGTGGGAAGCCCGGAGCCGCGACTGATGCCGGTCAATGTCCAGACGCGGGATTGGGACGTTACGCCCCTCAACGTGAACACCAACTTCCGCACCATGGCGACGGCGTTCAATGAGGTGCTGGACAATCATTTTCTGGACCCCAACGATGCGATGGCGGCGAACGCCAATGTCACCCTTGGGTTCAACGGCAACTTCCCGGTGGCCATCTTTGCGGCGGCGGCAACGGGCGGGGCGCACTGGACGATCCGGCCGCGGACCTCCTGGGCCAACGTCAACATTCAGGCCCGGATCATCTTCACGGCCCCGACTGGATCGACCAACACGTTTTCTCTCGTCTTCCGGGTGAGCGGAGTGGCGTCTGCCGGGCTCACGTCTTCACCGATGGTTGAGTCCGTATCTTTCACGGTTGCCGGGCCAGCGGTTGCCAATACACTGCTCACCAAGACGGTGAGCACGACAGCTCATAACTTCTCGACGGCGCAGGAAGTTCTGGCGGTCGGAGTGATTCGGAGCGCGCCTGACTCAAACGCCAACGCCCTGCACGTTCTCGGGGTGTATCTCACGGCCCTCCCTCGGGTCCTGAGTTTGTAGGGGGAAACGATGGGGATCTCTGATTGGCTCGGTGGACTGCTCGGTGGCGCGGCGGGAGCGGCTTCGGCCTCGGCCAACAACGCCAACGCAGGCCACGAGAACATGACGACGACGACGAACACCCAGACGAACCCCTGGGGACCGGCGTCGCCCTACCTGCAATACATCATGCAGCAGGCGGTCGGGGACCTGGGTCCGGGTTCGGCGGCTTGGGGGAACACGACTCCTACCGGGCAGGGCAACGCTGCCCCCAACTACCCAGGCCCCGGGACCCCCGGCATGTACGGCAACCCCGCGGCGCCAACAACCCCGACCGGAGGCCAGCCTGGCGGCGGAGGCGGCGGCATCCATCCGGGCTACTACCAGGGGCCGAATCCAGGCGGAGGGGTAGACTTTGCAGATTCCAAGTCTGCCGCTGCGGGCCAGAATCAGGCAGGCGGCTACACCACGAACGGGATGCCCTCTCCCGGGGGCGGTGGCGGCCTGCCGACTGGCGGCGCCGCCGGCGGCACGGTCGGTTTGACCGGAGTCTCGGCCACCGACCAGCAGGCGATCGACGCCATGATGGGAATGGCTGGGAACGTCTCGAGTAATCCGCTCTACAAGGCGGCCTCGGGATATGAGCAAGGACTGCTCAAGGGTCAGAACGTCAATCCCTATCTCTCTCAGACCTACGGTCAGGATCAGAGCACCTACGGCAACCTCCAGGGCCTTGCGGCGAGCGGCAATCCCCAGGTGCAGCAGTACATCAACATGCTCTTTGGCGGCCAGATGCCCGGCAGTCCAGGCGCCACCTCCTCAAGCGGCCCGCAGCTCTCAGGCGGCGGCGGCATGTCCTTCAACATCACCGGGGCGAATGCTCCACCCCCGGTGGCCGGCGAGGCTGCGTTCATTCAGCAGCAGTTGACGAACAATCCCTACCAGCAGAATCCGGCCATGCAGCAGATGGTCAACGCGGCCACGTCCCAGATCAAGAACCAGATGGCCCAGCAGACCCTGCCAGGGGTCACCAGCAAGGCGATCGGTGGCGGCTTGATGGGTGGGTCCGCCTGGCAGAACGCGATGGCCCAGGCGGCCAACCAAGAGACCCAACAGGTGGGCAACGCGGTGGCCCCGCTCTACTACCAGGGCTACGCCGACCAGCAGGCCCGGCAGATGCAAGCGGCCCAGATCGGAGAGCAGTACAACGCGGCCCAGATCCAGGCCAACACGCAGCTCGCCGGGAGCGCCATGCAGGCGTCGGCCGCCGGTGGTGCGGCTGGCCTCCAGGCCCAGGTGGCGATGGCCCAGCTCGCCCAACAGAAGCAACTCGCCATGATGCAGGCCCTCCAGGGCGGCCTCGGGATGCAGGCTGGCATCGAGCAGAACGCCTACGGAGACATGGGAACGCTGTCGGGCCAGATGGGTGGCCTCTCGACGGCCTACGGCCAGCAGCAGGGACAGGCCGCGGGGCTCGCTCCGGGTCTCGTCGGACTGCCTGCCGGGATCATGGGCGAGGCAGGAAACCTCTCGCTCGGGGCTTCGCGGAACGCCGTCTCTGCCCAGCAGGCACAGGATCAGCTCCGGGCGTCTCTCGCCGCGGCTTCCAATCAGCGCTCCGCGATCAACCTCCAGCGGCAGGAGTTCTACGATCCGTTGACGCGCTTGGGCGACGTGTCAGGCATCATCGGCGGCCTGACCGGGCGATACGGCTCCACGAGTGGGACGCAGAACGTCCAGGGGACCAACTTCACAGGACTTCAGCCGCAGAGCGTTGCCGGTCAGGGACTGGCGGGAGCTCTCGGCGGGATGAACCTCGCCAACATGCTCGGCGGTGGTGGGGGCGGCGGTGGCCTCGGCAACCTCTTCGGTGGAGGTGGCGCCGATCCGTCCATCAGCTCCACCAACCCCGGCGGCAATACGATGCCTCCCGGCACCTTCTACGACCCGAACACGGGCCAGTATTACCAGGGCGACCCGAACCAGTACGCGCCATCCCCGGGTGACCCGAACTATGTTGGGCCACCCAGCCCCGGCGATCCCAATTACATGGACCCGAACGGACCCTAACCCATGTTGCCCTTCGATCCGGCCGCAGAAGACGATCCGACGATCCAGAACCTCATCGAGTCCTACCCGGACCTCGGTGGCGGTGGCCTTGCGGGGGCCATGGCAACGCAGATTCCCGGCAGCCAGCCCATCCCGACGCAGGGCGGCTTCCCCGACCTCTCGGCGCTGGCCGGTGGCGCGGCTCCCGGCTCCGGTGGCCTTCCTCCCGGCCTCCTGCCTCCGCAGTCATCGCAGCGGCCATTGACCGCAGAGGACCTGATCGGGCCACAGAAAGCCCCCTCGCAGCTTCCCCTGCCGCCTGACTACGCCATGTCGGTCAACGACCTGCCGCCTGAGCTCCAGCAGCAGTACCGGCAGCAGATGCTCTCCCAGATGGGCGTGGCCTTTGGTAACGCCCGCTCAGGCACCTTGGGGAGCGCCATCGCTGCGGCCTCTGGAGTGCCGGGGCAGGAGCAGCAACAGGCGGTCCACAACTACCAGCAGCTCCAGGATCTCCAGTACCGGCGTGCCCTGGCCGTGGCCGAGCAGCAGCAGAAGATGGAGCAGCAGACGGCTGCCCAGGCCCGGCTGACGCAGCAGGCCACGCAGGGAGCCAATGCGGTCAACGCCATCGAACAGGCGTTCCCCGGCAGTTCGCTCGGCCAAGACGCCAGAAGGCTCGCCATGTCCGGGGACTACGCCGCCCTGGACAAGATGCTGACCAACGTCCCGAGTTTCAAGGCGGCCCAAGCTGCCGGAGTGGACCCGAGCGATCAGCAGGCGTACCAGGACTACCTTGATAGCCGCAAGGCTGATGCTGCGGCTCTCGCTGCCGGAAAAAAAACAGACGCGGAAAGAGCGGCAGCCCTTCCTTACGAGACGTTTATCAAGCAGCTGGACAACGGGATCGTTACGGCTCGCGAGACAGGGCAGAAGCAGCTTGAAAACAGTTTGGTCACGGCGAGAGAGACAGCCCAGAAGCAGCTGGAAGATACGCTCATCCGTGGGCGCGAGAGCGACAAGCAGTCGACCGGGGCAACCCCGCTCACCCAGACCGCCGCCGCAGAGTTGTCTTCAAAACAGGTCAAAGACGCCTACGAGGCTTACGTCACGCGCTGGAAGACGGACAGCAATTTTCAGCAGTCAGAAATTGCTGCCGGTAAGAACCCAGAGACCAAGCTTGTTGATCTCAAGGCTGCAATGTACGGAGCCCCCCCTCCGGGTGGAGCAGCCGGTCCTCCAATTCCCGGCAGCGGGCCATTGCTGCCAGCAGGGGTGAGTATCGCGGCACCTCGCACTGCCCCCAGTCCGGTGACAACGAGCCCGCTACTCCCTCGCGCGACTCCTCCCACTGTTGGCGCGGAGGTACGTACTGGTGGGACAGGTTTAGCGCCGGGACAAAAGCTCCCAACGCCACCGGCGGCTACGGTCACTAGTTGGAAGGCATACGCCGACAAAGCGGGCGGTGGTGCCGTCGGTGACGGAGCGGTGCGGGCGGCCATCAAGGACCCAATTCAAGCGGCGGCGATCATCGCCGCCATACACCAGGGGGAATAGATGGACTGGCCTGATCCCCCTGCGAGCGCACCAGACCAGACCTCCTGGCCCTCTCCGCCGACGTGGCCGGAGCCGCCGGGGCAGAAGCCCAAGCGCGACATGTCTCAGCTCGGCGCCCAGTACAACACCGGGGCCAATCGTGCGGTTGGATCAGTGCCGATCCCGGACACGGGGATTCTCTCGGTGGCCCAGGCGGCGGCTTCCAACATGGCGGCTCCCTTCATCGGGCTTGCCGAGACTGCACGGGATAGCCCGGTGCTCTCGACGCTGGCGCTCTCCGGCAACGTCGGTACGCTGCCAGCCCTTGCGATTCAGGGGGGCGCTCAGCAGATCCCCGAGGGCACTACCCAGGAACTCCAGGAGATTGCTCGCCAGCAGCGCGAGGACTACCTGATGGCCCACCCCACCGGGATGGGTCCATGGCTTGCCGGGGCGACGGAACTTGGCGTCAACGCCCTTCCCGCCGCGGCTGGCATCCCGGCCCTCGCCGGCTCGACGGAAGGTCTCACCGCCGCACAGGTGGCGGCCAAGATGGGGATAGCTGCCATCAAGAGAGCGCCCATCGGCGCGGCTGTTGGCGGTGCCATTGGGTACGGTGGCAGCTATGGGCAGTCCCCGGAGGAGAGGCTTTCTGCCGCAGGACAGGGGGCTCTTGTCGGTACGGCGTTCTCCGCCCTTGGGCCTCCCGAGCGCAACGCTATGGATACCGTGCTCGAGCGCTCTCCGGCTGGCGCTACATCGGCGGCTGATGCTGATGCGATTGCAGGCGAGGCTACGGCGCGGGCGCAGTTCCTTGGTGCCCAAGTGCAGGCAGATCCGGCCGAGGCTGGGTCGGTCGCGCTCGCCCCCAAGGAAGTCACCCCGGTCGACAACCTGGCGGATCAGGCGAACGAGATCCGGCGCACGTTCGACTCCGATCAGAAGCTTGCCCGCTGGCGTGGCCGCACGGAAGAGAATGATCTGAAGGACGAACTGCCCGCGGACCTCCGTCAAGACATGACGTTCTATTACGACGGCCAAGGTCAGGTCAGGAATCCATACGTTCCCGGCGACACACCGGAGGCCTTGACCGCTCGCGTCACCTCAAACCCGCGAGCCATGCAGATCCTCAACGACCTCAACGATCACACCGAGGCAGCCTTCGCCAGAGACAAGGCGCTCGGCTTCTCGGATGACGTAGGGCATCAGGAAAACTACCTGCGCCACGTCTACGAAAACGACGAAGAGGCTACCGTCCCTCCGGTTGGCTCTTCCGCCGACACCGGCCTGATGAAGCCCCGCGACCCCGATATCCCGACCCTGGCGGATGCCGTTGACGCCGGGAAGATCCCGCAGACGACGGACTTCGCGGAACTCCAGCGGATCACCAAGGAGGATCTGGCCCACACCGAGGCGCTGCACAGATTGATGAGCTCGGTGTCTGAGTTGCCGGAGCTACCGGATGGCCGCCCGGCTCTCATGCTCTCGCAGACGAAGCCATTCGATGACTACGTGGGGATCGGTGGCCGCAAGAATCCAGCGGACCAATACGCGGAAGCCGTCCTCCGGCGCGCACTACAGGGAGAGGAGGGAGCGGCTCCGCCCTACGATCCAACGGCGGTGACCGGGGAATCAACGCCTCTCATCCCGCAGGCTCAACCGACAGAGACCACCGCTCCGGCTGGATTCAATGCCGTATGGGCTCACCCGGACGTGTGGGACCAATTGATGCCCGTGCTCCGCGAGAACCAAGTCGGGGCATTCGGGAACGCCTACGACACCATGAATGCCATCGCCAAGCAGGCCAACTTCCTGGGCTCGGCATTCCACGGCGTCACTCTCGGTCAGTCCTTGGTGCGGAGCATGGGACTCGTGCGCGGACTCCTCACCTGGGCTCGATTGGGAGGAGGAATTCCTGGCTTCTCTCAGCTTATGCACTCGGACTACATGACGGGCGCACTCGGGGACGTGATGGACAATCCGATGGTCGAGCGCGGGATTGTTCACGGGCTGGAAGTCGAACCGCCGCAGATCGACATGGAGGCTTCCAAGTTCCACGACGCCATGCAGGGCATCAAGAATTGGGCGACCGAGGACCCCGGAGAGAACGCTCCCCTGAGCGACTGGTTGGGCCAGCAGGCAGACTCACCGCTCCTCGCCACGATGCGGCGGCAGGTCAAGGCCCCAATCGGCGCGCTGGCGGATGCGCTCGATGGAATCCAGCGACTCAACACGGAATCCCTCTGGGAGAACCTGCACACTCCGGCCAAGGTGATCGCCTTCAACTCCATCTTTGACCGGATGCTCCAGGCCAGGGCCGGAAACCTCAACTCCCTGACCCTCCTCGAGCGAGCGCGCCTCATGGTGCCGGGAGCCATGGACCGCTTCAACAGCATGAGCCCGACAGACATCGGCCGGAGCACGGCGGACTTTGTGAACAATCAGTTTGGCGGCCAGAACTGGAACCTTCAGGGGACGCGGATGCTTTCAGATCCGCGCTTCCAGAAAACCATGCGGCGCCTATTCCAGTCACCGGACTGGAACATCTCGGCGTTCAAGGCGACGGGTGGCATGTTCTCGGGTGACCCGGTAATGGGGGCTGCGTCTTTGGCCGCGGTGCGCTCTACGCTTGCCATGTACGTGGCCGCCAATCTCATCAACGAACAGACATCCGGCCATTCGATTTGGGAAAACCCGAAGGGGAGAGAGGGAGCGATACAGATAGGGACGGGAGCGGACGCCTATTGGGTGAACTTCTTCAAGCATGAGAAGGAGGCGCTGGAGGCTTCCGGGACGTTGACGCCCTCACAGCAAAAGTCTTGGGCCATGACTCCGCTGACCGGGGGAAGTTGGTCGGACCCGGCCTCTTACGCCGGCTTCTTGGGGGCTCCCCTTCAGTTTGCAGAGCGCAAGGCGGCCTCGATTCCGGCTGGTATCCTGGGGCTTTTCACTGGCCAGACCCCAAGCGGTTTCCCTACTCCCCTTGGTAAGCTCAATCAGGCAGCCCAGAAGCAGCGTGTCCAGCCGACGACTCCACAGGTGCTGGAGGCTCAAGCCAAACAGCTCGCCAGCATGTTTTCTCCGTTCTCGGTCAATCAGATGCAGGCGCCAACTAACATAGAAGCCATCGAGCGCGACCTTTTGACCATGATGTTCCAGATAGAGAAAGCCCCTAGGCCGCCGTGGCCAGTGGCCGAGGTTCACCTCAAGGAGAACACACAATGACACGCGCAAATCTTCACCTGGCGGAGACTCACCGGCTTGCGATCGCGGAAAAGACTTCCGCCAAGCCCATCGGCTACGAGTTCGAGGGAGTGGGAGAGAGCATGGCCGAAGCCCTGGCCGAAATCTGGTGTGCCCTGGCGGACCTGGACAGCCGCGTTGGCTCGCCGGTTGCTGAGAAAAAGGCGGAGGACAAGGCGGCGGTGCTCGAGGAGGAGACCGATGCGTCGTCCAAGCCTGATCCGATTCCGGCGCCGGGGGCAGCGCAGAAGCTCTAAAGGGGGTGTTACTATCGGAACTTCTAAAGTTGTCCCTCTTTTCCCTCCCCGTGACACTCCTTTGGGTAGGGGGGTTTCATGGGCGAGGAGGATATGGATGGGCCTAGACGAGCCTCGGGACCTGCAGCGGGCCAAAATCCTGTCCCTTAACTGGACGGTGGTCGTGTGGCTGGCCGCCCAGACCGGCCTCGGGATCTGGTGGGCTTCAAACGTCTCGGCTACCCTGGCCTTCCTCACCCAGACTCAGAGCGCTTCGGCAGTTCGCGTAGAGAACGAACTCCGCGAGCTCCGCGACGACTTGAAGGTGAAGGACTTGCAGATTCAAAAGCTCGAGCTTCAGATTGCCACGATCAACGCGGAGGGATGGCGGCCCACGCCAAGGAGGTAGAAATGCCCAAGGCACCGAACGCCAAGATCATCATTGACCGCGGGGCCATCACGGCCGCAGCGGCCTCCCTGGCAGACACGGCTCTCGCCTGCGAGAAGGCCCTACACGAACTCGACTTGGCGGGCCTCATCGCCTACGATGAGATCAAGGCGCTGATGGAGTGGCAGTGCTACACGGCTGGCCCGGCGATCCGTGCTCTGGACGATCACCTGTCCTCGACGGTGCGCACCTTGGTTGAGGCGAAGCTCGGGTCAAGCTGATGGAACACTCGTGGCTCGTCCCGACCATTGCGGCGCTGGCTTCAGCGATCGTCAGTGTCCGCAACGGGAAGAAGGCGGATCAGATCCATGTGCTGGTGAACTCCCGCCTGACCGAGGTGCTGGCAGACCTTGCCCAGGCGAAAGATAAGATTGGGAAACTGGAACGCCTTGTCGTGCGTCAGGACAAGGAACTTGATGGAGGAGGTACACCGTGAGTCTAATCGGGTTGTTTGTTGTAGTTTGTGTTCTTGCTTTTTTGGTGTGGGTGGCGGGGCGTGTGCCCGTTCCTTTCAACTGGTTTGTCTATGCCATTGTTGTTCTTGCGTGCATCTACATTGTGTTTAGCGTTGTTGGTGGTGCCGGTGCGCTCGGTCTCAACGCACCTCTGCGGAGGTGAAACATGGGGATTGAGGAGGAATTGCGCCGATGAACAACCCGGAGCAGCAGCTCCTCGGTACGCTGGCGAATCTCCTTGAGGTCACTGTCCCGAAGGATATGCCAGACCCCAAGGACCCCTCGGTGCAACTCCACCGGGGGGAGCGGTGGCCTGCGGGCGACCCCGCCGCGTGGTCTCCGGCCGCCATCCGCGGCTACCTCGAGGCTGCCCGCCACGGCGGCTCTGAGAATTGGGGGCCGCTCGCCTTGGCCTGTGCGGTCCTGGCAAAGCAGCCGGGGGCCGCTGCCGCCGCACAGTCTCTTTTCGAGGAGCAGAAGGCGAGTCGTGGATGGATGGGGAGCGAGGTGGGGAGCCGGGTCTACTGGAGCTTCCACCTTCCCCTCCCGCTCCTCTGTCTGCGCCTTGGGATTCCCGGGCTGGCCGTCGAATGGCTGGCGCTCTTCTCGTTCTGGCTACGGACCGCCTGGGACCACGGCACGCAGCGGGTCCTGTGGCTGGGGCAGAGGAGCGCCGAACCGGGCAGGGATCAGCGGGGCCTGATAGATGAGCTTGCCTCCTGGTGGAACGGCGATCCGCAGTTCCCCCTGCCGGGCGTCAACCCGGACAGCCTGATCCTCTACCAGCTCCGGCCCGAGCTCGACAAGCTACGCTCGGCTCAAGCTGTCAACCCGGCGTGGAAGGTGGCGACCGAGGTGGAGTTCTGGATCGGCAAGGACGGAACGGCGGTTGTGGTCCACGACGAGGTGAATCACAACACCCCCCCATTCCTGGCTGCGTCGACGGTGGGAGGCACGCTCCAGTGGGCGCCCACTCCACCCACGAGCCGCATTCGGGAGCAGGACTTCGGTGGTCATTGCGAGGTAGCGTCTGATTCGGTGACGTACACCTCGACACAGCCCAAGGTGTTCCCGACCGTGACACTGCCCCTCCCCAAGGCCGGGTGCCTGACCTGGCGCCTGGGGAGCGGCAACGCCTACGCAGAGGTATGGCCACCACAGGCCGCTGGCGGCCCCGTAGAGGCTCCAAAGCCTCCAACCGCTGCCCAGGCTGCCGCCTCGAGCCACGGCTGTCTCTACGCGGCCCTCACGGTCCTTAGCAGGCTCTTCTCGTGAACTGGCTACTCTCGCTGATTCGCAGACTGCTCGGTCAGGTGACGGAGGGCGTGCCTCCGTCCGGGGTGCAGGAGTCTCCTTCCCCACCGACGGGTCCTATCTTGGTTGCGCCTCTACCTGCCGGGCAGCCTGCGGCTCAGCGGCACATCAACAAAGCCGGCTACGAAATGGTCAAACAGTTCGAGGGACTTGTCCTGACGGCCTACAACGACGGCACCGGCACGCTCACCATCGGCTACGGCCACACGGCCGGAGTCTACCCGGGCCAAGTCATCACCCCGACGACGGCCGAGGCCTATCTCGAGCAAGACCTCGGCAGGGCGGAGGGCATCGTGGCAACTCTCGCCCCTCCGGGCTTGACCGACAATCAGTTCTCGGCTCTCGTGGACTTCACGTTCAACCTGGGGCCGGGGGCATTGCAGCAGATGCTCGCCCATGGCGTTGACCAGGTGCCCGTCCAGATGCTGAGGTGGGATCACGAAGGCCCTGTCGTGGTGCCGGGGCTCGCACGTCGCCGGCAAGCGGAGGTGGATCTGTGGCAAAGCGCCTAGTCATCGCCTGTCTCGTGGTGTTCCTGTGAGCTTCGCCGGTCTCTTCAAGGTGGCCGAGAAGATCCTGCCTCCAACGGCGGAGGCGACGCAGGCGGCCACCGTCCCCGATCCCGACGTGGATCAGGGCCTCTTCGTGGCCGGTCCTCCGGGTTGGATCTGGCCCTGCGGGCTGTCTCTCGTGATCCTGGTGGGAGCAGCCATGGACGCCATCCATGACCCGCACGCCTTCTTCAAGGACAATGGAGCGGTCATCGCCACCATCCTGTCGATCATGCTCGGCTCGCTGCTCACCTACCGCGGCTACCGCGGGCGCCTCAAGGCCAAGGTGGTCATGGCTCAGGTGCAGGCGACTGCCCAGGTGGCAAGCGGAGCCGTCGTTCCATCCGTTGGGGCAGCGACCACCACGACCACCGTCACGACGGAAGGCCCCCCCTGACTCTCCCCTCCCTGGCGGTGCGGTTGACCGTCTACGTGGTGGTGGGAGCGGTTCTCTTTGCCATTGGCTTCGCTGCGGTCTCCTGGTACGGAGGACTTCAGGCGCTGGACCCGTTCTCCATCCTGAAGCGGCCGACTCCCAGGGCGCCCTACGTGGCCCCCATGCCCAAGGTGGTCACCAAGTGGCGGACCCGCACGGTCCAAGTGCCCGTCACGGTTTTGTCTCCTACCCCGGCAGAAGAAAAAAAAGCTCAGGCGGACTTTGGCGTCACTCCAGCCCCCAAAGAGGACAAGCGCCTGGGGATCTGGGAGGTGGGAACCGCCAAGCGGCCGGTCTACGGTCACGCCACGGTTGACTTGAAGCCGGACGGCTCTCCGGTGTTCACGGTCTACGAAGCGCCCCAGCCCTTCCTGCAATGGGGAGGGCCGTGGCTCGTGGGTGGGGGTGTGACCTACGGCACAGGCGGGACTGGAGGGACGGTGCTTGCCGGCAAGGAACTTTTCCGTACCGGCAAGATCACCTGGCAGGCTGATGTGCGAGGCAGCTACGCGGGCCAGAAGTTCGACGGCCGAGCGGAGCTGCTGGCGGTCGTCAAGATCAGTCCTCCGTAGTTGGTGCACCACAGCCGTCCACCTCATGGCGCCAACGTGAGCCGCTGGACGTGGACCTCGAAGCCCACGAGGGGAGCGGCAACCGTGTTGAACATCTCGAGGCGCCCATTGACGAGTACCTTGGCCTTGCGGTTTGCCAGCTCCTGGCACTCGCAGGCCATGCGGGCAGGGCAGATGACGGGGACATGGGCCAGGTCCTGTCCGTCATCGAGAAAGAGGATGGTTGCCGTCGGGGCCGAGCACTGTACGGGCGGCTCGACCATGACGGCGGTTGCGAGAATGAGAATAGCTCCGGCGATCATGACGCGTTGACCGAACCGTCTTCGTTGATGAGGCCATCTTCCGCAGCCGCAGTGAGCAGCCCCTGGAAGCCGTTGAAGATGGCAGTCCGCACGCCGGGACCGACGACGCCGTGCGCCTTGAGGATTGCCGGGCGCACACCCAGCCATGCGGAGTGCTCATAGGCCGCCACCAGCGTCTCGTTGTCGGTGGGAGCCGGGAGAGACGGACCGGGAGGCGTTGCGGGAGGCGGAGGACCGACCGGAGCCGGAGCATTGGAAGCCGGGAGCTTGGCGATGGCTGCCTGTGCCCAGGCGAAGGCCCCCACGATCATTTGCACGTCCTCGGTGTCCTCCGAGGAGACCGGGAAGGCCCACCCGTTGGCCTGATAGAGCGGCGAGAGGTCGATGTTTCCGGCCTCGCCCGCTCCCGTCCCTGCCTGTTCGCCCGCTCCGCTGCCATAGCGGGCATCGAGGGCCGCGGCGATCTCGGTTCCAGTCCCGCCGTCGTGCAGGTGGTTGCCGTCAGTGAGCTCACCGTACATGGTGCCGATGCCGGAGCCGGTACGGATGCGCCAGAAGGTCTGGAGCTTGCCGTCCGTCAGCTTGACGAGAGGCGAAACACCAGAAGCGAGCAACAGCGTCGAGAGGTTTCCCATTTACGTCTCCTTTTCAAAGATACGGCTGAGTGTTTGGATGGCACGGCCATCCTTGACCATTGCGGTACTGAACTGCAAGACGGTCCAGCCCAGGAGTTGGGCGGTGTTGAGCTTTTCGTAGTCTCGTTCGATTCCTGCTCCCTTGCTGTGGTCTGACTTTCCCCACTGCGTACCGCCTTGCACCTCTACTGCCAGGAGAATGTCAACCCACGAGAAATCGAAACGCCACTTCCTCCCCTCACAGAAGCGATACTCCCGCACCGGAGGAGGCCACTTGGCTACCTTGAGCTCAAGGGCGAGCAATTCCTCGCCTTCCGAGAGCGGTGCGGGAATCTTGCTCACGGCTCCCGCTCCTCTGGTGCTAGTGGGGGCGCTGGGAGGGCGGCCCATGCAAACAAGTCCCCCCATCCGTACCACCACTGCGGCTTGTGGTGGCTCACTGCTATAGCCAGCGTGCCGGGCTCGTGACCGCGCAAGGTTGATCTCGTCGCCGCGATCACCCACTCGCCCTTCGGCGCCCCCTCCAGGTCGTAGCTCCACTTCACCGCTGCTGCTCGCGCTTCGGCTAGCTGTGCCTCCAACTCCTTGATCTGTGTGTTGGCTAAGGCTACTTCTCGCAACCACCCCATCCGCTCTCGCATGAGCGCGTCTGCGGCTGTCTCGCCCATCAAGGACCTGACCATTTCGACACTAAGCGGCTCGCTCATCGCTCACTTTCCTCCATGCCGAGCAGCTTTTCGGCGGCTTGGATCTCGTCGCGGTAGGTGGGGCCGGAGTAGCTCATGCCGTGCGCGTAGGCGAGGCCGTACAGGCCGCTCAACGCCTTCTCGGTGAGGTAGAGCTTCTGAACGAGCGCCATCAAAGCGGCCTTCATCTCGTGGTAAGCGGGGACCATGATGTCCGCCTGCTCTCGCAGATAGCCGAGCATCATCCGGTCGTTTGGTGGCAGGAAGCCAGGGTTTCGTAGCTCCTCCAGTTCTGCCGCTTGGGCCAGGGCGAGGTCGCAGAGGTCTTGCACGTCGTCTACGGGGTCGCGTTCGGCAGTGGCGCCGTCGCGGATAGCGCGCACAGTGTCGAGGTCGATCATCGGCGCGTTACCCTCCAGAAGTAGATGGCCGCCGCGATGGCGATGGCGACTACGCAAACCGCGTCGGCGAGGTGTGGACCAATCTCGATCATGGCCTTTCCTTTCGCATCTCGGCCAGATGTGCCCAATGATTGCGGGCCGCCCTACACCGCTCGGCCTCTCGGTCAAAGACTGGGTCAACCGCATCGCAGTTCCCGCAGAAGTGAACCCTGCGCGGAATGCGGTAGCGGTCGTAGGAGGTCGCCTTCTGGTGCAGCCTCGTTGCGCAGTGCCACCACACTCGGAGCCATTGCCTCACGGTTTCTCCTCCCTTCCTGGGGCTTCGCTGCTCGGCTGAGCGGGAAGCCGCTGCATGAAGAACGGAGTGACGTAGAAGCACGCCTTGACCGTGCCGCTGTTCACCAACTCGACAAACCGCGTCCGCTGCTCGGCGCTCAGGTGCTGGAAGTAGAACTTGCCGGTGGGGCTTCCGTGGCCGAGTGTCCCGCTAAGGCCGGGCACGTAGACCTTGTAGCTCTTGTCGGTGGGCTCCATGTCCAGCCCGCGCTCGGCGGCGATTCGGTCAACGCCGCGACAGTCACCGTGCAGAATCTCCACTTCGTTGTCGTCCATTTCACGCAGGACGATGGCCACTAGTTGTTCAAGTTCTAGGTCGGTCGGCTGGTGGTCTCGGCCACCCGTGATGGCGATTCTCACTTCTCCCCTCCCTCCCCCTCGCTCGCGCCAGCGAGCGGCAGCCAGCATTCGCGTGTCGCGTCCCACTTCCAGCCCGTGGCCTTCGCTGCGTCTACTTCGGTGACCGAGCGGCACACACCGATCTCAAGCGAGCGCGGCAGGCGAGGATCAGGACATGCCTTGAGGCCGATCACAACGCCAATCAGCAGGAACGCCGCAGCGATTCCAAGCACGGGCGTATCGTCATCGCTCATGTCCTCTCCCCTTCCTCACCCTTGAGCAGTTCCAGGCAGCGGCGCAGGGCGGGAGCGTAGGGCCATATCGTTAGGACCATGAAGTGGTCGTCTCCGGCGTGCTTGTCGCAATACCACGTCCCCCGCGAGGCCCCCATGACGCTGTGGTGTATTGCGGTGGAGTTGCACTCATCAACGTCACACTTCGGCAGCGCCTCCACCAGAGCCTTGAGCGCGACCCGGTACTGGTCGCGCTCGGCCTGCGCACTCTTGAGCGACGCCACGTTCAGCGAGTTTGTCGCCTGTACCGTTGTCAGATCCTTGTAGAGCTTGCCGACCTCAGCGATGGAATGGTTTCTCGCTGTCTCTACCTTCGCGGCGTGCGCTAGCGCCTCATCGCGCTCGGCGTCCGCCTTCCTAAGCAATTCAACTGTTGCGCCGTATGCCCTCCACCCGTTGTCGTTCTGTCTCCGCGCCTCACGAGCGTCCACGGCTGCCTGGGCCTCGGCGGCGAGCAGTTCAAACTGCGGCGAGATTGCGCGTGTATCGGTGGCCCACACCGTTCGCAGCCGCTCCCGCAGCGACTCCCCTCCGCTAACGACCGGAGGCGCGGGCACCGGATCAGCCATTGGGATTGAGTTCATGTTGACCGCCTTCTGCGCTGGCGGCTCGTCCACCGTGACGGTGAGGTCTTCGATGCCGCCCTGAGACGTCGGCGTGAGCCGCTGCTTGACCTGCGCCTCGAACAGCGGCAAGTCCGTCCCCTCGGGCACCAGGAGCCGCACCGTGACCTCGTGGAACTTCAAGACTTTCTCGATCATGGCAGGCTCTCCATGCGATTGGTGATACAGGTGTGGCAGATCGGATCACGCGAGGCTCCGAGCTGGTAGGTCCGTCCGCAGGCCTGGCAGGCTGCTAGAGAGGCGTAGGGCGAGGAGGCAGGCATTCCCCCTTGCCCAACCATCCAAGGAGCCCACAGAGGCTCTGGCAGGGGATTACGCAGGGAATCCGCGAGGTAGGAGCCGCGAGGCGTTCTCATGACTTCCCTCCATTCCGTTGGTCACAGAACGCCCTACACGGGCAGTAGGAGGCACATCGCTTGCCGTCCCATGTCTCGGCAGGGGTGCAGAGCGGTAGGCGCTTACCGGCCTTCTGGGCGGCCACCGCGGCCTCGTGCAGCAGTAGCTTCTCCCTGATGAATGCCTCCGTCTGGTGAAGGGGCCACAGCGGCACCTCATAGGTGGTCACAGGCTTGGGATACCACGCAGCGCACTTCCGCTTTTCCCGCTGCGTCCAGTCGCGATGGATGGCGACGATTCGCAGGCCGGTGATACTGGCAACGCCCTTGAACAGCCATGCGTAGATGTTGAGCTGTTCCACCCAGGCAGGCTTGATGCCGTCCTTCGTGGCATAGACGCTCGTGGTCTTGTAGTCCCAGAGGATGCCGTCGTTGTCGATGAGGTCAGAGCGCCCTGAGAGGGTCCAGCCGCCGATCTGAGCGGACAGGTCCACTTCGGTTGTGCCGTCCACCGTGGCGCCCTCGAGGACCGAATGCCCGATGGTGCCGAAGAACGCCCACAGGAGCTCGTCGGCGGTCTGCTCGATCTCTGCGTAGTGCTGGCGGTAGAGGAGCCGCAGGCGCGGAGAGTCGATGAGCTGAGTGCAGGACAGGCGCCTTTCGTCCTCGTGAGGCTCGCGGCTCTTCTGGAGCATCGAGGCCAGCAGGGCCGGAGGGTATCCCTCGGTTTGGAGGATCTTCATGGCTTTTGATGCTCCTTCTCGCATTCTTCGCAATAGTCCGCCTGTGAACACTCACACACCAGAACACCGTGAGGGCAGAGGGCGCTCTCGACTGACAGCCCCACAAACGGATTGGCTGAATGGTCCGAAAGCCATCCCTTCGGAAAGAGGGATCGCAGCTTGCGCACACCCTCCACCCGCGCTGCCCTTTTGTTGGGAGCCTCCACGCATATCGAGTCGGAGTAATATTCGATGGGGCCTGTACCGTCATCCAGTATCGGAACAGTCACACCATACTCCGGGGTGCTAACAATCCAGTGGCTCATGCCGGTTGATTCCTCGCCACGGATGCATTCGCCCACATCACTGCTTCCTCGATCTTCGTCAAGGCCAGCGACCGCTCCCGGCTGTCCGGGCACTGCGCGATCACCGTCTCCGCCAAAGCTCGGCCCGCTTCCCGAATGTGCACGTACATCGGGGTCGTGTCCGGCGTCGGCATGTGGTAGCTGTAGATCTTGTCCAGGTCCAGGTTTGGCATTTGCTTCTCCTTGGGTTGATGCTGCGGTTAGCTTCTGAGCATTCAACAACGCCGGGTCCCGGTCGAGAATCCAACAGTACGGCTCACCGTCCGGGTCCGGTTCCAGCGCATCCAAAAGTTCATAGACCGCTGCCTCGCATTCCGCCACTCGCTTCCGCAGCACGTCGCGCTCCTCGGCGGCGGCTTGGGCCTCGGCGGCGAGAGCCTTGAAGTCCTGCCAAGTCCCGTGAGGCACCGATGGGCGCATGAGGTTGTAGGCGAGGCCGACGAGTCCATCCTCCAGCGTCTCGCCCCCTCCCGTCTCGGCGCTCTGCGACTCCCCTCCGCGCACGCCGGATTCGACCGGCTCCTGCGGGTCTTGCGGGAAGATCTTCATGGCACGTCCGGGAAGTAATCTTCATCGTCGCCCGGCTCGCGGAGGGCCACGGCGGCAGGATCAAACCGGAGCTTGCCATTGCTGTATGCAAGGACCAGCGTCGAGATCATCGGGCCAATGGCCGTCTCGTCTGGCACCTCGGGATTGGCGAGAGTGATGTAACGGGACAGGCGATCATGGGCGTACTTCATCAAGGCGAGGCAGGCGTCGGCCGTGGGAGCGCCTGGATTGCCCTGGAAATGGCCCTGAGCGGGCGCAGGAGTCGCGATCGGTGCCGGGGCCATAGTCCCGGTAGGCATCGGGGATGGGCTCGCAGGATTGACGCCTGCGGGGAATGGCATGGTCAGGTGATCTCCCCGGATTTCGAGCTCGCGGTTGCCCTGGTACTCGGTTGCCTTGGCGCCGGCGAGTCCCTTGCCGTTGTTGCGGGCGCTGATCTCGACTTCCGTTCCCGGCGTGAGGCCCGGAATGGGCTCCCACCAGGTGGCCTCCATCCGGCCCGTCGAGTCCTGAAGGCTCAGCCGGCACAGGGAATAGGGCTTGCCCTGTTTGTTGGTGCCGGACTTGGTGTCTCCGACCGCAGACACGCGCACCTTGAGCCCCACAACAGGCATTCCGACTGGTAGCTGCTTTACCTCTGCGATGGTACTCACGCTTTCTCCCTTCCAGCGTCCGCCATGCGGATCAGGAGTTGTTGTGCCGACAGTTGCAGCTTCTCAACCGTGGGCCTGAGAAAGTCCCTGGCCGCAGCCCAGGCCGCAGCCCAGGACGCAGCCCAGGCCGCATCCCAGGCCGCATCCCAGGCCGCATCCCCGGCCGCAGCCCTGGCCGCAGCCCTGGCCGCATCCCAGGCCGCATCCCCGGCCGCATCCCAGGCCGCATCCCCGGCCGCATCCCCGGCCGCATTCCAGGCCGCATCCCCGGCCGCAGCCCTGGCCGCAGCCCAGGCCGCATCCCCGGCCGCAGCCCTGGCCGCAGCCCTGGCCGCAGCCCAGGCCGCAGCCCCGGCCGCAGCCGCTTCGGTGCGCGCTACGTTCAACACTGTTTGTGCAGCCTTCAGTGCTGCATGCGTACCGACCGGGGAGAGTTCGCGGAGTGCTTTGGCGCGGTCGCGGAGCGGAACGTGCAACTCAAGGAAAGTGGGAGTGAATTCGCGGATCAGCCAGTCCATTGCCAGCCAGCCCCGCGCCTTGTCTTGCCCGTCGTCAGCCGTGCCGATGAACTTCGGCAGAACGGGCCGGATCAGCCGATTGCGCTCTTCATCGGTCTTGAGCGCATCATTCCAACTGATTCCGAAGTTGGTGAGGACTGGCGACACGCACGGCGGATGGTCGGAATGCGGCCGGCCGGCAATCCATGCGGCGAGCTCCAGCGCACACATCCCCTTCGCCCTCGATCCGTGCTTGCCATGCGTGAGTGGCACGTCCTCGATGTACTCGGGAGGGAGTGCCTTGTCGCCGTACTCCTTAAGTAGCTCTTTCAGGTTCACTTCAGTCTCCTTTCAAGGCCATTGGCTTGGCCATCAGTGAAATGAGTCCTGCGCAGCGCTCCAATGGGTTGGGAGGACTGGCGCCTATCGACCGGCTCTGTGCTCCCTGCCACCTGCTACAGTTAGCGTCCGGCCCCATGAGTCGCCCCACTAGAACGCTGCGCACGGCTAACTTAGTTGTCGAACCAATAGACGATGCGGGCAGGATGGCCCAATTCATCGAGCTTGCGCATGGCGGCTAGGAGGCATTCGGAGTCAGGGCTTTTGTAGTCCTCATTACCTCCGTCACAGGCGCGGCCAAGGGCTTCGGCAAGCTCTTCGGTTGAGAGCCAAGAATGCGTGTGTCCGTCGATGCCTTCTTCTTCTGCCGCTACCTTTGTCCAGTAGTCCATGTCAGCCGGCAATCCACGAGGCGTAAATACGGGCTGTACGTTGCTGCGGTGGTGGTTCCCCATGGCGCCGAAGAGCGCATACCAGCGCGGCAGGTGCATGATGGTGGCCAAGCAAATATTCCAGCCATTCCCAACATCCTTGTACTCAAGACAGACGTGAATGTCGCAACCCATGGCTCAGTCTCCGAAGAGTAGAAAGGCCACCCCGACCAAGCCTGCGAGGACGCAGGCAAGGCCGAGGATAGCGAGAGAGGTACGGGGGTATTGGCGGATCAAACCGGCTCTCCATTCACGTCCAGGCCCCGCAGGCGGTTCTGAGTCTCGACGTTCCACGAGGCGCAGGGACCGCAGTGGCGGCTACCAGCAGTGGCCTGACCGCAGATTTCGCAGTTGGCATAGTGATGCGAGCGTCCGCGCCACAGTCTGTCCACAAGGGAAGTGGGCGACCATGGTAGCTCTGTCACGCTCACCCACCCTCCGGGCACTGGCCGTAGTAGCTGCTCGATGTTGGCTTCTGCCAGGCGGAGATCGCGGTCCAGCTCCTCGCAATGGCGCTCGAGCGAGCGGATGCGCTTGGCCAGCATTTCGGTATCGTCTGGGGGCAGCTTGTAGTCTCGGTCACACATCACGCGATCCTCCGAAGGTAACGGATTTGGGATTTGCGTTCCGCATCCCAGGCCGCATCCCTGGCCGCCCAGGCCGCATCCCTGGCCGCATCCCCGGCCGCAGCCCTGGCCGCATCCCAGGCCGCAGCCCTGGCCGCCCAGGCCGCAGCCCCGGCCGCAGCCCAGGCCGCATCCCAGGCCTCATCCCAGGCCGCAGCCCTGGCCGCCCAGGCCGCATCCCTGGCCGCATTGAGTTCTTGAATGGTTGCACGGCCACGAGCGAAGCGACGCGCCACCTTGACCGCTTCGAGGGATCGCGGATCGGATGGCTTGCCGGTTGCCTTAGCGGTGCGCTTCAGTGCTCGGCTGGCGCAGTCGCAGGCGAAGAGCCGCAGCTCAGCATCGGTCAGCCATGCCTTTTCACGCAAGACAGCCCACAGCACATCATCCTGCGAAATGGGGGCATCGAGGACAGCCCGCAGTGTGAACGCCTTGCGCTTGCCGAGAAGCTTCACCAGCTTTGCCTTGTTGTAGCGGCTGCAAGGCTTCCACGACAGCACGGTCTCGACGGTGACAGTCGGACGCCTCATTGCGGCACCTTGACAGCCCAGTAGCTGTCACTGAAACCGCGTGCTTTGGTGGCGCCGGCGGTGAGCGCTGCGGCCTGTGCTGCCTCGAGCGTGGGGAAGGTCTCTGCGTCTTTCGGTTCGTAGACATTCGTCCCGTTTGCCTTGCGGTAGAACCGAAAGCTGCCGGTGGTGATGGCGAGAACGTAGCTCATCGCGGCACCCGGACATGCGGCGGCTTGGGGAGATGGATGGGGCGAGGCTTGGGAATCCGGAAGTGCTTGGAGGAGGCCGCCGCGGGCGCTGGCAGGGCCGCAGAGGCGAGAACTACCAGCACCGCACCCGTAGCCATGGTGCGCTCAAGGAGGCGCAGGGAAGCCCGCCAGAGGGCCAGCAAGTGGGGATCGGTCAGGAAGGGGTTGGGGCGCGTGTTCACAGGGCACCTTCCGGGCGAACGTGGCCGTACTTCAAGGGGTCAGCGAAGAAGCACTGACCGCGCTCGGCGCGCCGGTACGCGCCGTCCGGGTGGCCGGGATGGTAGTTGGCGATCCAGCGGAGGGTGAAACTGCACCGGCCGTGCTCGTCGCTCGAGCTGTGGTAGGTGATCCTGGTTGCTGGCTTGCGCATTGCGTGTCTCCGTTGTCGGGGTCAGGATTGGTTTCCTTGTCCGATGTGGGGAGTATGTGCTTTTGATTCTGTAGGATACAAGTCGGTCTTTGTCCTACGCTTCCCGTAGTCCTCACAAAGATTTCTTTGTGGTCGCTCTTACCGGATTGGTTTCCGCGGTGAGTTGCGGTCTCGTTTTGTGCCCACTGGCCGGCAGGTTTGGCAGTGGGTTTCGAGGCGATCCGCGGTCCACTCAGTGGGCCTGAACTCAGCGAGCTCGAGCAGCTTGCCGCAACCGCCGCAGGACTTGTGCTCTTTGCCGTGCAACCAGACGTGTGGCAGGCAAGTCCGCTCGAGCGGCGGTAGTGCGGCTCCAGCCTTGATGCGCAGCCGCTCCCGGATCACGTCTTGTTCGTATCGATTCCACCGCCAGGCGGCCATTTCGCCCTCTATACCAGCTCACCGCCTCTTTTGACTACCCGTGACTTAAGATTTTGGGTACTCAAAGTCTATGGTCTTGGCTATCCAAAATCCCGCCTCGTCTGTATTCTGTGATTCCTCTAGGGACGCTTACCGAGGTACCGTGCGCTGTGCAGCGCGGTACCGAACCACGATCCTTCCAACAACCCGATTCCACCATTCGTCGTTCCTTCT